TTAACAGACCAGGCCAACAACCAATGCCTGATATGATTTGGCAAGGTTAAACCAAAATCGACTTTGAGTTACCTCAAAGTCAAAAAATTTTCCCGCCTCATTTTTTGCCTCTTAGAGTTTTATTATGAAAGAACAGATGATTAAAGACATCCAAGACTGGGAGAGAGAATACCTTGGTATGGATGCTGACATAACAGAGAGACAAATTGAAATCCTTAAGGGATCTGAAATAAAATCCCATGAAGGTATGCTTTATGGTAGAATGTATGCAGACTGGAAACGGAGGAAGTATGGAACTGAATGATGAAAATATAATAGCAGTCCTTGAAGAACTACTCCCATACATCGAAGCAGATGGTGGGTACTTACAGTATGTTGAGACTGATGGAGGATGGGTTAAGGTAAGACTTGGTGGTGCATGTGAGACATGTGCTATGAGTTCTCAGACATTGAAGATGGGTATCGAACGTAAGTTAATGATGGAGATACCTGATGTCAAGGGTGTGATTCAAGTAATCTAATGAAGATTGTAATCGTTGGTGGTGGTACTGCTGGATGGTTGTCAGCATATATGTTAACACGTTTGCAACCAAACCATTCTTATACTGTCATTGATGATTCAAAACATAATATTGTTGGTGTTGGAGAAAGTACGACAGGACATTTCAGAGAAGCAATCGAACTTGGTACAACTGAGTCAGAATTTATTAATGAAACTGATGCTACAGTTAAACTTGGTATTGAATTTAAAGATTGGAGAAAGGTAGGAGAAGAATTTTATAATCCTATTGAACCTTCATCTACTGCTACAGAATACTTTGATGCTGCAACATACTATGCAGTATATAAAGGACATCCTGCTGAAGTATCAAGTATTAATGGTGTGTGGCATAGGAATAAAAGATATGATAGAAAGTTTAATACACATGCGTATCACTTTGATACGTTTAAGTGTGCTCAGTTTTTAAAGAAAAGATCTGGTGCACGTCATCTTGATAAGAAAGTTGTTGACTGTAACTTAAATGAGACAGGATTTATAGAGTCTGTTGTCTGTGAAGATGGTAGTATAATAAAAGGAGATTTCTTTATAGATGCTAGTGGATTCTCTAGGGTATTGATTGGTAAACTATCTTCATGGAGATCGTTTCAAGATAATTTACCAGTCAATTCTGCTGTACCTTTTATAGAAGATAATGATGGTGGAGATAGTACCATTTGTACTGCACTATCTTCTGGATGGTTGTGGCAGATACCAACAACCAAGAAGATGGGTTCGGGTTATGTATATTGTGATAAGTATATTACTGAAGACCAAGCCATAGATGAGGTACAAAAACACTTAGGAAGAACCATAACTCCTGGAGCAGCAATTAAGTTTGAGTCTGGTAGGTTTGATAATATATGGAGTAAGAATTGTCTTGCTGTAGGGTTAGCAGGATCATTCCTAGAACCATTACAGTCTACTAATATTCATACTACTGTAATAGAAATCAGCAATTTCCACAGGAAGTATCTAAGAAATACCTTTGAAGACACCTATTCCAGAGCAAATGTTAAGAAATTCTGTAGTGAAATAGGTATGATGGTAGATAATTTTAAAGATTTCATTAACCTACACTACTCTGGAGAGAGAAGAGACTCAAAATTCTGGAGGATGATCTATCAGAAGGAACATCTTACAGATTTCACAAGAAATATAATAGAACTTGCTAGACACAGAGGTATCTTTAGAGATGACTTCTTATATTATTATGGATGTACTGGTGTAGAACTATGGATCTATACCCTCTTTGGTATGGGACACATACCTAAGAAGACCGTGCAAAAAATATTTAAAAAACCTATGCTACTTGACTATGCTAAGTCAAAATTTAAACTGTTGTCGTAGCAGATCCAGGACCGTTATCGTATGATGTAACATTACCAACATTACTGTCTATGTTAACACTACCAGTAACATACCCAGTATTGTCAAGGAAACGAGCAGCAGCACCTATCTCTGTCTTCTTATCACCGAACTCATCTAGTTCTGCGTGAGATTCATACGCTACTAACTCTTCAAATTCTGACATGATGAACTCAACTACAGGAGTAGTTGGTATTTTTATGATTGCTTTTTGTTCATTAAGATACACTTCATGTTCATAGTTAGATACAGGATACACTGAGGCTTCTTCTCCTAGTGTTGATCCATCAGGTAGAACTGTTCTCCATGTCCTATTAACTTCCAATCCTTTCTTAAGGAATA